CGCGCAATCGAGGCGAGGGTCTGGGCGTTCAGTCCGAGCTTGGCCATTGATTTGGTTGTTGCGCTCGTTGGGCTCTCGAGCTTGTTGAGCCCGGTGGCAAGTTGGACGAAGACGCGCGACTGGTTGTAGCCGGCCTTTGATGCCACGTCGGAGACCGCGGCGAGCTCGGCGAGGCTGACGTGCGCTGCGGCGAGTGCTCCTCCGACTCGGCCCGTCAATGCGGCGGTGATCTGGTCAAGCGAGCCGACGTGCTTCTGGTTGGCAATGACCAGCATGTCGGTCACTTGGGCGAGGCTCATGCCCTTCGTAATCTGGAGCTCCTGCACGCCGACGATTGTCTTGGCGATTGAGCTCACGTCGCCGCCGGTGATGGCGGCTGCCTTTGCTGCGTCGCTCACCAGTGCGTAGGCTTTGGATCCTCGAATGCCGGCCTTCTCCACTTGGAGGAAGGCGTCGGCAATGTTCTCCGAGCTGATGGCGGTCTGGTTTGAGGTTTTGAGGATTGCGTTCTTTAGGAATTCGATTTCCGACGATGATGCGCCAGCCTGATTCTGGATTTTGTCCAGCGCCTCGTTGAACTTGAGAGCGCTCTCGACGCCGTAGGCGATCATGGCCGTCCCGGTCGCGGTGATGGCGGTCGCGGCGCTACCGGCGAATTTGTGAAACTTGCCGCCGGCCACTTCAGCCGAGTGACCGAACTTGCCCATCTGGTGCTCGGCTTCGCGCATCTTCGCCATGTACTCTTTCGTGTCGGCGAGGAGTGTGGCGATTACTGGTGGCAAGAGTGGCATGTCTTAGGCTTCCTGAGCTGCGGTGAAAATGCTGTGAGCGAGGGATTGCAGTCGTTCTTCTGCGTTCTTGGTTCCCATCTCCATGAATGGGAATGCGGGGCTGGTGATGTGCACGGATCCGAATTCAACCGCTGCGGCGTAGGGCGTGCTCGGGCCGGTGCCTGATTCCCACCGACCGGGTGCTACTTGCTTGGCGTAGCGGCGACGGATCGAGCTGCGCGTGTTGCCGGTGCGAATAGTCGGCATGGGGCGCTGCGCCTTCCACGGTCCGTCTCCCCTGTAGTAGACCTTGCCGGTCTTTTTAGAAACGGTGCGCGACCCTTCTGGCCGAGAGCGCCATTGCTCCTTTGCGCTGTCGCCGATGATGTCGGCGCCTCGCGTCACAAATTGCCGCGCGGCTTCGTTCATGGCTGCCGAGCTCGCTTTGATTGCCGAGGCGAATTCCACTTCTCCGGTAATCAAAACCTCAGCCATTGGCGACCTCCTGCTCAATGCGTGAAATGGCCAGCAGCCAGTCGGTAATCTGACGGGGCTGGTCCATAAACTCGGCGTGCGTGCTGCCGTAAATCTTTCTAAAGCGGTGCTCCCGGTAAAGTCCAGCGAGCTCGTTGTCGACCTCGGTGGTCTTGCCCTCGAGGGCTGCCCTTAGTTTTGCGAGTCGCTGGTAGGGGCTTTTGGGTCTATCGCGGGCTCCGTGCTAATCGTGGATCCGTTGAACTCGTCCCCGCATGCCGAGGCCAGCGCGTCGAACGTGGCTTTTGGCAAATCCAGCGCGGTCTCCAACGTTGGCAGTTCGCCAATTGTCCACTGCTTGACCAGCCCGACGATGAGCTGCGCTTGGTAGCCGTTCAGGGCTTGCTGGTCCTCCTCGGTCAAAGCGGCGAACGCCGACCACGTTGTCGGGTCCGTGTCGTCAAATCCGAGCGAGGCGAGCTTGGCTGCCGTTGCTGCGGCTTCCATGTAGGCGCGGCTAATCGCTCGCGACGTGCGCTCGGTGATTTCTTCTCGCCCGGCAATGACCGCGCTCTGGTTGTTGGGTAGTTGGATAAGTGGCATGTTCCCCTTCTTTGCTTTAGTAGGCAGCGCTGGTGGCGTTGATGATTGTTGCTTGGATTGGTGAAAGGCCACTCGAGGCGTCGGCAGCGTTAGCGTTGCAGGTGAACTCAATCTCCAATTCAGTGAACTCTTTTCCTCGGGTGCGTTTTACGGAGTGGAATTGCGCTTGCGTCATAGTGAACGAAACCGAGTGCTGAGTTCCGCTTGTAGCGTCGTTGGGGTCGGTCAGCGTAATCGTGACCGGCTGGAAAGAACGAGTAAGCGCCCAGCCGCCGGTTCCGGTTGAGAAGGAGTCGCTTGTCGAGTTGATGACCAACGTAAACTTGCCGTTTACTTCGATAGGGCCAGCGAACAGGTTGTAGGGAGCCTGTGTGCCGAGCGTGAAGATTGGCTGGGTCTTGCGGCTGATGGTCAGCTCGCCGGTGGTGACGTTCGTGTAATTACTTGCCGCAATGGAAATGGAAGTATCCCAGGCTGGGATCAACTGCTCGCCCGAGAGGCTCTGCGTGGCGAACACCGTCGGGGCTGAGGTGTAGGAGACGTAGGGGTTGCCCAGATACTTGACCGTGGCCTCGGCAGCGGCTTCTGCTCCGAACGTAATGGCTAGGCTGTCAGCCTGAGCGCCAGAAACCGTGAAGTAATTAGCGCCGTCGAAGTCGAGGATGGAATAGGTGGGGGGCTGTGAGCCGGTGGACGGGCTGTTCAGCAACTTGATGGCGTGGGTGTAGGGGCCCGAGCCGGTCTTGGTGTCCGTGCCACCGAGAATGGATCGCACCAACGTTGGGAAGGTGTCAGCGTAGAGGTAGGTCTTGAACTCGAACTCGTCGTGACGAACGCCCTGCACCTGGTTGTAGACAGTCGTGGGGGAGCCACGAAGCGCCTCGTCTCGCAGGAACATCTGGTTGGGGGTGATCTGTGGCGTCGTGACGGGCAGCCAGTAGACCGTGCCAGACGTGGGGAGCGTTCCCTCGGTGGTCTCGATGACCATTCCGAGGTACGAGTTTGCTGTTAAGAATGGGCCGGCCATTGGAGTTCCTTAGTTCGTAGGGGTTGGTTCGGTTGATGCGGTTGCGTCCGTCACAGGGGCTTCTGGGGCGGTCACAGGGGCTTCTGCTGGTGCAGGAGTAGGGGTGCTGGCAGTCCAGCGTCCGTCGGCTGGGTCAGTGTCGAGCACGGTCACGTTGGGGATAGCGACGAGCACGTTTCCCGAGGTGTCGAGGATGTTGGGGTAAATGCGCTCTTCCGAGCCGGTGTAGGTGAATGACATTTTGTTCCTTATGAGATGTAGGAGTTGGAGTTGGTGATTTCGATAACACGGACTCGCACCGTTGAAACTACCTGAGTCACTGAAGCGGATCCGTTGATTTGCCGAGGGTAGTAGGACGTGACTTCGATGTCCTGGCCGCCGTTGGTCAGACCCTCGCCCCACTGGAAGATAGGGCCGTTGCCGCCGCAGTTCTTTGAGGCTCGGATAGCGTTGGTGAACGAGTCCAGAAAGGTCTCGGCGTCCACGCCAGCGTCCTCGGTCTTGCGCTTGTTCGAGCGGAAGATACAGGTGAACACCACCTCGTAGACGATTTCCTTGCCGCCACCCGTAGAGCCGGTGAGCTCGATGCGCTTCTCGTTCTGCGTCTCGATGTAGGGGTAGACTATACAGCCCTGCTGGTGGCCTGGGTCTTGTCCCTCGTAGAACTCGCCCTCGGGGGTGAACTTCGCAGGGAAGTTCTTGACCTCAGACAGATAGGTGATGCCAGCCGAGTTGAGGTAGTTGATGAACTGGGTGCGTACCGTTGTCCGGCTCACTGGCGACCGCCGATGACCTTGAAAGGCTCGAGGAGGTCGTAGGCCAGCATCATATCGTGGGTCGAACTCTCTGTACGGCTTGAGACCGAGGTGGGCTCGCCGATTTCGTTGATGACCAGACCGCCCTGTCCACGCTCCTTGACCAGAGCGACGACCAGGTGGATGACTGCCTGCTTCACGGCTGCTGGGAGCGTTGAGGTGTTCACGCCGAGGCCGTGGTTGTAGAGCAGGGGGCTCTTGAGGGTGATGACTTTGCCCGTAATCGAGGCAACTCCGACGTACTCGTCGTTCATCCCGTCCCAGATAGAGAAGTTCATTCCGGCGTAGAGGCCGGTGGTGTCATTGACCGTGATAGTCGTGGCCCCAGCCGTAGCGGAGGCCGTCAGGAATGAGTTGTACCAGCCGTTGATGTAGGTGTATTGACACCACATATTGGTCTGGTAGCCCCAGCGTCCACCGGCGATGCCGAGGGAGCCGAAGTAGAGGCCGAGCGTCGAGGGCG